CACAGAAGAGATGGCTATTGATCCTGCTGCTGATGCTGAAGCTATACTAGCTATAGTTCAACCTGTAATTGATGAGCAAATCAATGCTATTATAGCAATGATAGCTGATTTAAGAAATCATATGGAAGAGGTGATGTCTGAAGGTGAGGAAGTAGTGGAAGTAGAAGCTACTAAATTATCACAGCATGATAAGTTCAGTATGGTAAGTAAATTTTTAAACAATAATAACTAAATAAAAAACAAAAAAATGAGTAGAAAATTAAAATTTGACTTGGACATTGATGCATCTGCATTATTACAAGCTAACAGCGAAGCATTCTATAGCCGAGCTTATTTGAATGAGGAAGTAGTTGACAACTATCGTACACTACCAGGTGTAAAGTATAAGACTAAAATCTCTAATATTACCTTTGGACAGGTATTGCAGGCAGAAAATTGTGCTTGGAATGCTAGTACTGATGAGCTTGCATCTGTAGAAATAGATGTATGTGGATTATCAGCAATGGCTGAGATTTGTCAGTTCCAATTAGAGCAGTCTTTTGTATCATTACAAATGACTAAAGGATCTAACGGAGATTTCTCTGTAGCATCTTTCATGGATTTTTATTGGAATGAGATGTCTAAGACTATTGCTGAGAACATTGAGAAGTTACGTTGGTCAGGTGATACTACATCAGGAACTCCTGCACTTGCTTTATGTGATGGATATAAGAAGTCACTAGTAGCTGATGCTGCTAATGTAATTGAAGTAGGTGGAGCTACACCTCCAGCTGTTAATGCAGGAAATGTACTTTCTACATTGGCTACAGTTTATGCTGCTATCCCTCCTGCTGTAATTGCTAATCAAGAAGAGTTAAGAATCTATGTATCTTCTCCTGTAGCTACTGCTTATCGTGCTGCTGTTGCTGCATCTAACACTCAAGCTAACTTGACTCAAGCATTAGACTTTACTTACTTAGGAATTAAGATGGTATTGTGTCCTGGAATGCTTAGTAAGTCTACTATCGTTGCTTCACCTAGAGGTAATTTTATCTATGCTTTTGATGCTGAAGGTGATGGTAAAGCATTACGAGCTATCAATTTAGCTGACACTGTAGCTGAGCCTGTAATCAGAACTCGTGCTAACATGAAAGTAGGATTTACTCACGTTAATGGTAATGAGATTGTATTCTACAACTCTGCATCTTAATTAACTAATTTATAAATCTAAGGGAGTGAAAGCTCCCTTTACTTAAAATATATAAAATGAGCTGTGAAGCATTACAAAACATCGCAAAATCCTGTGATAATAATACAGGAGGTATAAGACAAGTATGGATTAATCAGCAAGAGGGAGTTACCGCTACAACAGTAGCAGCAGGAAGTTGGATAGTTAGTGCTATTACATCTACCCCATTTGCTACATTTGAAATCAATAGAAATACAGGTAACTATACAGAAGATACTGCAGTAGACCTAATTAACGGATCTACATTTGTAACTCAGACTATCACTCTAATGTTTAACCGTAGAGATAAAGAGAAGTCAGAAGCTATCCATGTACTAGGAGCAGGTCAGCAATATTTAGCTGCTGTTGTTAAAGATGCAAATGGTAAGTATTGGTACTTTGAAAATCTACAACTTACTGCTACAGGTGAGGGATCAGGTACAGCGAGAGCTGATGGTTCTAAATACAGTGTTACTCTTTTAGCGGAGTCAGACCACCTGTGTTATGAAATAGATTCTACTCTAGTAGTATCACCTGCATTTCCCGCTGTATAATACTTAACACCCTAATAATTAAAGCTCTGCATATTGTAGAGCTTTTTTTTTAAACATTTTTTGACCTTAGTATAATATAGTTATATGATATACATTAAAAAAGATGAGGTCAATCAGATTATCCTTACCCTAACAGAGGTAAGTACACTGCCGAATCCTTATTATTTGTTTGTCTTTCAGAATGAAATGGACAAACTTTCTGCACCTATTACATTCTACACTCCTGATAGCTCAGCTTATCCTGAAAGATTCAATCAGTTTTTATTGGATGAGCCTGTAGATTTGGAACTAATCAAAGGACAGTATACATATAGCATCTATGAGTCACATATCACACCTCCAACTATTGCTAACTCTACAGGAGTTGTGATTGAAGAGGGCAGGATGGTAGTAAGTGGACCAATAGTACAATCAATTTATGAGTAATTATGGCATTAAAAGACTTTTTTAAAACAGTAAAGCATGAAATAGTAGAGGGATATCAATCATTCTCTACTCCATTCCTAAAGGTGGGAGGTGCTAACTTAACACTACCATATGTTAATGGTAGGAATCAGACTAATGGATATATTCCATTTGGGCAGGATAACCTATTCCCTGAACTACTCAATCAGATATTCTACTCATCACCATTACATGGCTCAATAGTGGGGTATAAAGTGAATGCAGCTGTAGGTGGTGGATTTAATATAGTAGCTGATAGACTTACTCCTCAAGATAAGCTAGAGCTATACACACTTGAGAGAAAATTAAACATTAAAAAGGTAGTACCTGCAGTAACTCAGCAACTAATACTGCACAATAGAGTATATTTCAAGCTATGTTTTGATGATAAGATGAAGCTCACAAAGATAGTCAATCTATCACCTGAGAAACTTAGAATAAACTTAGATAGAAAAAGATACTATATCTGTGATGATTGGTCTAGTAGGATTGGAGTACAGGAGATAAGGAGATATACTCCTACCTCTAGAGATTACGAGCAACTATTTGTATATGAGGTAGAATGTATTGGGCAAGATTTCTATCCATTACCTCAGTACACCTCAGCTCTAAACTTTGCATTCCTATCAGGTGAGCTTTCATATTTTGCTAAAAGTAATATACAAAACTCAATCTTTCCATCCTTTGCTATGATGTTTCCTAAAAAACCTCAGTCTGAGGAGGAGAAAAACATGATACGAAATACCCTCGACAGGCTTAAAGGAGCGGCAAATGCTGGGAAAGCTGTAGCTTTTTTTTCAAATAATGCAGAGCAAATGCCTAAGATTGAGGCGTTACCAAATAATAATAATGATGGTCTATTTCAAGAGGCATCACAGCTTAACACTGAGCAGATATGTTTCTCTCACACTATTGATCCTATACTTATGGGAATCCGTACTACAGGATCATTAGGTAATGGCTCAGATATTAAGCAGGCTTACATAATATTCGAGAAAAATGTAGTAATGCCATTGAGAGATATGGTATCTGACATCTTTAATGAGCTTTTATTTATTGCTAAGATAGATGCAGATTTCACAATCAATAACTATCAGATAATTAACGAGGCAATTGTAGAGCTTGAGGGAGATACCTCTAAGACTAATGATGCACTTAATAGTCTATCACCTTTGGTAGCTACTAAAGTACTTGAGACTATGACTGAAAATGAGATTAGAGCCTTAGCATCACTACCTCCTGTACCTGGAGGGGATAAAAGCAAAACACAAATCGCACAAACACCAACAATCTGATGCTATACTTTATAACAGAAACATATCTAAAGAATAACACACCCATCACAGCTAATGTAGATGTAAATAATGTTACTCCTTACTTAGCTACTCAAGCTCAACTTAGAATCATGCCTATCTTAGGTACTACATTCTATAATGACTTGCTAACTAAGTACAATGCTCAGACATTAAATCCTGATGAGGAGGTGCTAGTTACATTTATACAGCCTATTATAGCATGGAGAGCAGCAGAAGATGCTGTATTTGGTCTATCATTACAGCTAAAGAACAAAGGTCTACAGACTCAGTTCGGAGATAACAGCTCATCTGTAGATAGAGGTACAATAGCATTCAGCATGGAACACTATGCACAAAAGGCTGCGTTCTTTGAGCAAAGATTAATCAGATACCTACTTAAAAATAGAGCTTTGTATCCAATATTCACAGGTACAACTAACCGAGATACTGACCTTAGACCAATGATTGATGGATGTAGCTGTTTATCTAATGGCTTACTAGAATGTAATGGTCTATGTGGAGGTGCAGGTAACAATGGTTACAATAATTCAATCTTAATAATATGAAGCACTCAGGAGTCTTATCTATAATAGTATTCAGTTTAGGATACTTAACAGGCATATCATTACTATTTGAGCCTGCTATATATCTTAAGCTAATGGGAGGTAGTATAATAGGATATCTTACTTTTATTCTAGCATTACAAATAGAGGGAAGGGAATGAAAGCACAATTAACACTACTAACATTATCAATACAATCACAACTTTTGACACTTATATCTATATGCTTTGCATTCTTTTTACCAATAAGTGGCATCCTGTTAATGATAGGAGTATTAATATGTATTGATACTATCACAGGTATTTGGAAAGCTAAGAAATTAGGGGAGAAAATAACTAGCAGAAAGCTCTCATCTATAATCAGCAAGTTAGCACTGTATGAGGTAACTGTGATAATGTTCTTTTTAATAGATAGATTCATACTAAATGACATCATGCTTACTTTTTTCAGTGTACCATTTATGTTGACAAAGATAGTTGCATTAGTGTTATCCAGCATCGAGGTGATGTCTATTAATGAGTCAATAAAACAAGTAAAAGGGGTGGACCTTTGGCAAAGTGGAAAGGCATTATTTGCTAGAGCTAAGGAAATTAAAGATGACCTAAACAAACTGAAATGACTAGATGGGAACTTACATCTAAATATGGTACTGCTAATGTAACAGGTGCAGGATATTTAGTAAAGATTAAGCTACCTTATCCAATGAGAATAGCTTGGGATTTAGATAGCACTGTCAACTCTATGATGTGCCATAAACTAGTGGCAGATAATTTTTCTGCTGTATTCAATGAGCTTCTAGCTACCTATGGCTATGATAAGATTAAGGAGTTAGGAATAGATTTATTCGGTGGATGCTTCAACTATAGAAAAATGAGGGGAGGTACAGCACTATCCATGCACTCATGGGGAATAGCCATTGATCTAGATCCTGCTAGAAATCTACTTAAAGAATCATCGAAAACTGCAAGATTTGCAAGACCTGATTATAAGGCAATGATAGATATATTCTATAAGCATGGATTTATATCTTTGGGTAGAGAGAAGAACTACGATTGGATGCACTTTGAAATAAAAGAATGATGAGATACTTAGCTATAATACTACTACTCAGCAGCTGCTCTGCACAATACCATCTTAATAAAGCAATTAAGAAAGGATATAAATGTGAAGAGACAGGAGATACTATAAGAATTACAACACTAGATTCTATCCCTGTTATCATTCATGATAGCATAGTATGGGAAAAATTCATCACTACTAAAGATACTATCATCAAATATAATACTGTCTATGTGCCTAAGACTAGACTAGATAAAAAAATAGAATATAGACTAAAGGTCAAAACTATCTACAAAGATCGTATTGTAGAAAAAGCACAGGCTAAAGCCACAAGACCTAGAACTAGAGGCAATCTTAACCTGTTATTTGTAGGGGTAGGCATAGGCTTACTGCTATCATATCTCTTTAAATTTGCGAGGGATAAATATTTGTTCTAAGTTTACACCACTTATGGTAAGAAAAAGACTGTTTTTTGACATTGAGACATCATTCAATGTTGGTATATTTTGGCGGTCAGGATATAATCTAACTATCAATCCAGGTGATATCATCCATGAGAGAGCAATCATCTGCATCTGCTACAAATGGGAGTCAGAGGATGATGTACAGTTCCTAACTTGGGATAAAAAGCAGTCTGATAAGGCAATGATTAAGGCATTCCTTAAAGTTATGGCTCAGGCAGATGAAATTGTGGCTCATAATGGGGATAGATTTGACCTAAAATGGTTGCGTACAAGAGCTTTATTGCATGGTATTGATGTTATGCCTTCACCTAAGACTATTGACACGCTTAAATGGGCTAAAAGATACTTTAATTTTAACTCAAATAAACTAGACTATATAGCTAAGTATTTGGGAGTAGGGCAAAAGATGGATACAGGAGGACTTGACCTGTGGAAAGATATAGTATTTAAGAAAGATCAGAAAGCAATGGATAAGATGGTAGAGTATTGCAAAATGGATGTCACTGTACTAGAAGCTGTATTCAATAAACTTAATTCCTACACTACTCCATCTACTCACTATGCTGTAATGGAGGGAGATGAGAAGTTCTGCTGTCCTGAATGTACTAACTATAATGTAAGGTATAATAAACAGGTAGTGACTGCAGGAGGTACTATCCATCATTGGATGTTATGCAATGATTGTAGAAAACATTTTAAAATAAATAATAAAACTTACACAGAATTTTTGAAATTCAAATATAAACATTAATTTAGCACTTGTTTCCATGTTAAAGAAAACAGTTGTAAGCTCCCCAGCACGCAGCTGTTTTTTTTTTGTCCAAATAATGCTAAATAAAGTTTACAAATAACAATACTTTTGTTAGATATGCTTTACATAATAGGCATAATTCCGATTATCATGTATTTCCAAAGTAACTTATCATGTAATTCCAAAGTAACACTTTAGATTATGTCCCGTTTTTTACGAAATAAATTGGACTTTTAATGGTTATAACTCTAATAATAGCAAAGGTTTTAAGGTTTTAACCTGTCGGTATTTCTGCTAAGTGGTTGCAGTCGCAATTTGCGACCTATCCTTATTTAGAATGAATATAAATTATTCTTTTTTATTGCAGTTATAAAACTTTATACTATCTTTGGCGTATAGTTATTAACAATTAAAACTTTTACACATGAAAACATTTAATGAAATCTTAGATTATTTAGAAGTACAACAGCAGGAGGATAAACTAAACACGAACCAACTGCATTTGATTATTCAAACTTTAACTACATTTTTAAACAAAGAGCAGTTACAGGAAATTGAGAATTTATTTAACCAATTTAAAAAATAAATCAATGAAAAAAATAATTAATTATTTTACTCCTGTAGGAGAAGAGCAGAAAGCATTTGCTAAGGCATTAATGTTAGTAGTTACTGCTATGATATCAATCGTTTTTTTATTTCCACTTTTAAATTTATTATCATGAATTTTATAGACCTATACAAAAATGGCAATCAATACATTTCTAATTGGACTACTGACTATGATAGTGATGTATACATAGCAGGTACTATTGAGCCATTTACTTATGATGCTACAGAGACTGATGATGGAGATATGTCTCAGTTTCCTTTAAGTGATGCAAATCTTAACCTACTTAAATCTAAGCTATGACATTCAACGCAATTATAAAGTTTTGGACTAGCAGGAGAACAGCAGAAGAGATAAGAGGTGGATTTAATCTGCCTCTTTACCTCAGGTATTTACAAATCATAAATAATAAATCCAATGACTGAGTTCACACAGCTAGCTATTAAGGTCCAGGATGAAATAGCTAATGGTGATTATACTCACCAAAAATATCTACAATTCAGAGAGTGGTACTTTCAGAATTATGAGGGTAGCAAGAGAAATGCTAACAGAGATTTTGCAATGTTTGACTTAATGTATGGCTTAGATGTGCCAATTAAAAACAATGACAATGAAGATATATAAAGTAGTGTTCAAGACCTTTGACTATTGGAATGGTCCTGTGAAGTTAGTGACTAGAATTATAGAGGCATATGATGCTAATCATGTTAAGCAGCTCATACAAAAGAATGATGATTTAATAATGCTAATTGAAGAGATATGAATGATATCATAAGAGAAAGGTATCCATTTGAGCCTACTAAAAAGATAGCAGATGACTTAGGACTTAGTGAGTCATCAGTTTATAATAGAGCTTTTGCTATGGGTATTAAGAAAGATCCTGTATACTTAAGGTCTACTCAATTCCCTCCAGGTTATCTAGGTGGTAAAGCTACTCAATTTCAGAAAGGTCATGCTCCTGCTAACAAAGGAGAGAAAATGTCCACAGAAGTATATCAGAAAGTAGAAAAGACAATGTTTAAGAAAGGTAATAAGCCTATGAATACTCAGCCTATAGGTACTATCCATCAGAGAAAAGATACAGGAGGTAAAATGTACCTGTATATTAAGCTAGCAGATTCAAAGTGGCAGCTCCTTAATAGATATACTTGGGAACAGCACAATGGACCAATTCCTAAGGGGATGGTAGTAGTGTATAAGGATGGTAATTATATGAATAATGATATTACTAATCTGCTAATGATTACTTTGAAAGAAAATATGGCTAGAAATACCATACAGAGATTGCCTAAAGAATTACAACAGGTAATGAGATTAAAATGTAAACTAATAAATAAAATAAATAACAATGGCACAAAACAAACTAAGTGATTTAAGAGATCACATCTTTATGGCTCTCGAGAGATTGAGCGATGAAACATTAACAACAGACCAGGTGAATGTAGAGGTGGATAAAGCTAAGGCAATATCTCAGCTTGCAGGTACTCTAATCCAATCTGCTAAGGTAGAGATAGATTTCATTAATGCTACCGGTGTAATGGAGTCTCAATCGGATCTATTTAAGTCAGTAACTCAAACTAAATTATTATGACAGCAGTACAGCAGGTATTTAGTGACTTAGAGAAGTTACAGCCTCATCTATTCAATATGCATTCTGTAGAGGGTAGAGAATTTGTGAAACACTTTCATAAGTATTTGGATATTGAAAAGCAACAGATGATGCAATGCTATGAAGAAGGTTACAATAGTGTAGTAAAATTAATTGAAGATGCAACACAAAGAAATTTTAACCTTTAAATCAGAGCAATGAAACAGACAGCAGTAGAATGGTTAAGACAAGAATTGTTAAAACGAGATATGGACATCTCAATTAAAGATTTATTTGAACAAGCCAAAGAAATGGAGAAGCAACAGATAATGGATGCTCATAATCAAGGATATGCAGATGGTTATAGAGATAATGGTAATAGCCCAATAGATTACTACAGCGAAACCTTTAAATCAGAACAATGACAGAACTAAAATTTTTAAAAGAACAAATTATAAAGTATAAACTAGCTACCAACTCTAGGAATAGAGCCTATGTCTATAAGAGATACTATGTAATGTACAGGCTGAACAAGTGTAAGCTCTCACTTTCTGAAATAGGTAGGCTTATGAATAGACATCATGCTACTGTTATACATGGTATCAGAATGCACAGGAGATGGTCTAGGATGCATGATAAAGTATATCTCCATGAGATACAGCCATTAGTGCAAGCTGCAGATGATTTAGATTATGAGGATAAGTACAAAGTATCAGCATTAGAAAAGTTCAATTACATAAATGTGAGGATTCAGATGCCTTGGGAATATGATAAGGTCAATAAATTTAAAGAATATATGACAGCTAAAGAACTAGCAGAAATAATTTAAGCCCTTCGGGGCTTTTTTTGTGCAATGTTAAAATGGTCCTTACAACTTTGCACAAAAGATTGCACATAAAATAGAATTGATTATCAGTATTTTAGATTGATTTGTGCAAAGTTTTGAGAAAAAGCCCCTACCCTATATATACTATAAGACCAGGATGAAAAAAAAAAGTAAAAAAAAAGACCAACTTTGCACAAAGCCTTGGTACTGCTAACTTTTGGGTGTGCAAAGTCTGTGCAAAGTTGTATGTTGATAAAAAAAGATTGCACACTTTGTAAAGTATTAATAATTATTATTACATTTGTAAAAATTAGAACAGCCAAATGACAAAGACTTTAATCTTAGAGAGTATAAATCCCCCTATCAACTTGGCTGTTCGCTTAGGGGGACTCTCTTTTTTATATAAATTATGAATCTAATAGATGTAGCACATGAATTAATAGCAGAGGGATTGAATCCTCTACCACTTTGGAACAGCAAAGCTCCAATGCTTGAGGCAGGTCATAATTTTCTATATGAAACTATTACAGATGTAGATAGTAGATTCTTAAAAGCTGAAAAAATAGGGATAGCCTGTGGATTAGTTAGTGAATTTTACTGCATTGACTTTGACTGCCATAATGGTGAGCCTATTAAAGATACATTTGATGACTTTATTAATGTGCCATCCATTAAGATGCTGATTAAAGATGGGATGCTATCCTGTTACACTACAGCAGGAGGTGGCTATCATGTTTACTTTAGATCAAAAGAGAAGTTTAATGGTAGAGTATTTGCTAAATATCCTACAGGAGCTACAATGGTAGAGATGAGAGGCAATGGACAGTACTGTGCCTGCTATCCATCTAGTGGATATAGTCATATCGGTGGGGAGGAGTACATAAAGCTGAGCTATTTTGATGATGATATTAATAATGTCTTTGATTTAATCACATCTTACAATCAGCATCACACTATTAGTCTACCTCACAAAGATACCTCTGATAGAAAATGGGCAGAGACCTGGAAAGATACTACTCCTGATGGTAAATATAACCTTGAGAATGGAGAAGAGGCTAAAGAGCTGCTTAAGGGGATAGGATGGCAGTTCTGCAATAAGAGAAAGGATGGCTCAGAGTATTGGACTAGACCTAACAAAGATATAAAAGATGGATTTTCTGCTACTTTTGGCTTTCAAAATAATATGTTTTATATATTTAGTGAAGATGGAGGAGCTATAAAGCCATTTGAATCTAAGCAAAGCTATTCACCATTTAATATCTATACTTTAGTCAAGCACAATGGAGATTGGAATGCTGCTAAAGAGGCATTAAAAAAGAAATTTAAGATGGTAGATGATGACTTTTGGTCCACCACTCAGAATGGAGCTTACAATCTTAACAACTTTAAGTTCAAAACATTCCTAGATAACAATGATTTCTTTAAGCATTCCCCTGAGAAAAATGGTACATTTCAAATGATTAAGAAAGAGGGTATATTTTTAAATGAGGTATATGAGAAAGATATAAAAGATTTTGTATTAGATTACATAACCTCTAATGATAAGCCTGAGGGAGTTTATAACCTGATGAGTGGCAATCTTAAGTTCTTTAAGAGAGAATTTCTAGGGATATTGACTAGTAAGAATGTAAGTCTATTGAAAGATGACAAAGATAGTGCATATCTATTCTATACTAATTGCATAGTAAAGGTATCTAAAGATAAAAAAGAGGTACTATCTTATGCTGATATGGATCTATCTATTTGGAGAGACCAGGTCATCAATAGAGACTTTAAGAAAACAGATCACCACAGCTCAGAATTTAGAACTTTTATATGGAATATAGCAGGTAAAGATAAAAGTAAGTACAAAGCATTTCAGACTGTAATCGGATACCTCCTGCACAGCTATAAGGATAGAAGTAATAACAAAGCTATTATATTTAATGATGAGGCTATCTCTGATGTACCTAATGGGAGAAGTGGAAAGGGATTGTTTTGGAATGCAATGGGACATCTTAAGAAAGTTCAGAGCTTAGATGGTAAGTTGTTTGACTTTCAAAATAAATTCCCCTATCAGAATGTATCTACTGATTGTCAGATATTAGTATTTGATGATGTTAAAAAGAAGTTCAACTTTGAGAGCTTATTCAGTGTTATTACTGAGGGTATTACTATTGAATACAAAGGTAAGGATTCTATTAAACTAGATGTAACTAACAGCCCTAAGATTATCATTACTACTAACTATACTATCTCAGGCAATGGTGCATCTTTCAATGCTAGAAAGTATGAGGTGGAGATGGCTAAGACATTCAATGATAAATTTACTCCTGTAGATCTATTTGGTCATGAGCTATTCGTTGATTGGGATGATGACCAATGGGCAGCCTTTGACAATTATTGTCAAGAATGTATACAGATATATCTTAATGTAGGATTAATTGAGATGCCTACTATCAATCTAAACTTTAGAAAGATACTAGATGAGATAAGCAGTGAGATGTATTATTTCTTTGAGGATCTAAAAGAGGATACTTACTACTCAGTGAAAGAACAGTTATACGATTCATTCTGCAATGCATTCCCTGATAAAAAGAACTACATAACACAGAACAGCATCACAATTAACTTTAAAAAGTACTGCGAATACAAAGGATATATCTGCTCTACCAATAGGAATGGAGGCAGTACTAGATTGTCATTTGTACCGGAGGTAAAAGAGATAGATATATGGGATGAATTAACAATTAAAGCAATGAATATATGACAAAAGAAGAAACAGAAACTAAAATAGTTGAATATTTTAGAAAACATATTGAATCTGCTATAAAAATAGAGAAAGAACATTGGGGTGAATTTATTAAAATTCCATTTACTTACTATGATTATTCAGCACCTATGTCATTTGCATTAGATCCTGTTGATTTTGCAATTTATAGCATAAAAGAAAAAAAAGTTATAGCTATTGAATATCCTTGGAGAAAAAACAACGGAAAATTAACTTATAATAGAATTGAATTGATATGAACAAAGAAAACAAAACACTTTTAAAAGCCTTAGAGATTAACTACCTCACAATTAAGCACCCCACCATGCCATACATTACGGCATCAGATTGGAATGATAACTCTGCTAATGCACTCACTAAATGTATCATTCACTTTCTAACCTATTCAGGCTTTCAAGCTGAGAGAATTAATACAATGGGAGTTTATAGAGAGGGTAAGAAGATACAGGTAGGTGAGAATACTAGACAGCTGAAAGGCACTTATACTCCTAGCACAGGTACAAAAGGCTCTGCAGATATTTCTGCTACCATTAGAGGTAGGTCAGTTAAGATTGAGGTGAAGTATGGTAAGGATAGGCAGTCAGAAGTGCAGAAGAGGTATCAGGAAAGCATAGAAGCTGCAGGAGGTACATACTTTATAGCAAGAACTTTTGATGAATTTATGATATTTTATTTAAAATTCCTTGCAGATATAAAATAATTAACTATCTTTACAGAAATAATTTAAATCTATATTATGGAAACAAAAACAAAAGCTGTAGTATCAGCACCTGTACTAACTCTGCACCAAAAGCTCCACAAAGCTAAGCAGTCAATCGGCAAAGTAGCTAAGAATGCTACAAATCCCCACTTTAAAAAGTCATACTCTGACATCAATGCAATCACTGAGGCAGTAGAGCCAATCTTATTAGAGAATG